ATGATTCCCATCAAGCCCGTTTCGTCGGGTGGCAAGACGGCGAGTACGCCGATTGAAACAGCAAGCGCATTCCTGAAACCCGGCGCGCTGCATTTGACAGCGCTGCCGCCACTGTCGCTGTATGTGCATTTTCCCTGGTGCGTGCGGAAGTGCCCGTACTGTGATTTCAATTCGCATGAAGCGAAAGGCGGTTTTCCCGAGGACGACTACCTTGCCGCGCTGCGCGCCGACCTTGAACAGGCATTGCCGCTCATCTGGGGCCGCAAGATCTACACCATCTTCATCGGCGGCGGCACGCCCAGCCTGATGTCCGCAGCCGGCCTCGACAAGCTGCTCGCCGACATCCGCACGTTGCTGCCGCTCGACGGCGCAGTGGAAATCACGATGGAGGCCAATCCGGGCACCTTCGAGGCGGACAAGTTCAAGTCCTACCACGACAGCGGTATCAATCGTCTGTCGATCGGCATCCAGAGTTTCAATGCACGGCATCTGCAGGCGCTTGGCCGCATTCACGATGACAAGGAAGCCCGCAAGGCGATCGACATCGCGCAGGCGAATTTCGACAACTTCAATCTCGACCTGATGTATGCACTGCCTTCGCAGACGCTGGAGGAGGCGCGCAGGGATGTGTCGACGGCGATCGGTGTCGCCCCGCCGCACTTGTCGCTGTACCACTTGACGCTCGAGCCGAATACCTACTTCGCGAAGTATCCGCCGGTGGTGCCGGACGACGATGCCAGCGCCGAAATGCAGGACATGATTCAGGAGCTGACCGGCGACGCCGGTTATCAGCACTACGAGGTTTCAGCTTACGCGCAGCCCAACCGGCAGGCACGCCACAATCTGAACTACTGGCAGTTTGGCGACTATCTCGGCATCGGCGCAGGGGCGCATTCCAAGATTTCATTTCCGCATCGGGTCGTGCGGCAGATGCGTTACAAGCAGCCGAAATCCTACATGGAACAAGTGCAAGCCGGCCGGCCGGTGCAGGAAGAATTCGAAGTCGGCAGGAACGATCTCGGCTTTGAGTTCATGCTCAATGCCCTGCGGCTGAATAACGGGTTTGAAACCCATCTGTTTGCGGAGCGCACCGGATTGACGATCAATGCAATTGAAAAAGCACTCAACGCGGCTGAAGCCAAGGGGCTGCTGTACCGCGACCACAAGATCATCAAGCCGACCGAACTCGGACAGCGCTTCCTGAACGACCTGCAACAGTTGTTTCTGAATTAATTGCTATCAGCGACAGGGAAATCGCGCGCGACTTAGGTATAATGCGCACTGCACAAAAATTGGCAGAGGGCGAATGCGCCCGCATTCGAAGGTCGTACCGCCGCCGCTTGTGTGATAATTCCCAGGATCGGAGGTGTGGCCGAGTGGTTTAAGGCACTGGTCTTGAAAGCCGCTGCCATTCCTGGAGCCCTTGATTCCATGCGGGTTCCAAGGGAGGAGCCTCCGCAACGGGTGGATCATCTCCGCAACCAGGCATGGAAAAAGTTTATGGAGACTTGGGTGAGTGGTTTAAACCAGCAGTCTTGAAAACTGCCGACGGGCAACCGTCCGTGAGTTCGAATCTCACAGTCTCCGCCAGCCAACTAGTATCCATGCGGGTTTCAGCCTTGTTCGATGCTTCTACCCACAAATAAACCATCAATTTAAATTTCGATTGGATAAGCGATTTATCCCCTCGATTTGCACATCAGCACCAGTTCCTCATTCCGCATATCGGAATTAATCACGCTCACGATGTTGTAGACCGTGCCGCGATGCGTAATCCGGTCGGTAACAGTCAAACCGTCCAGGTAACGTATCCTGATCCTGGTGGTCACTTCGGATAGTGTCGTATAGGCCGTGAAGTATTCCCGCCCGTTGATCGGTTCCACGCTTGCCGGAACAGTCGCCACGGTGCCCCAAGTCCGAACAATGCCGCCGTAATCGTCCTGGGTGATCGTTGCGCGCTCGATTGACACCTTATGCCTCAATTTCCCGGCTCTCATACTTCCATCGTCCTGTAAGGGTTCAGCAGGCGAATGAACGCTTTATTGTCAGTCAATGGCCGGTCGGTCTGCGCCTCGCGGTTCTCGTACAGGTCGCCCACCATCAGCAGCGCCGCCGATTTGATCGGGGCAGGAGCTTCACCATCGGCATAGGTCACACCGAGATAGTTTTCGATGTGCGCCTGAGCGGTTGCAATCATGGCGGTGATTTCCGTGTCGTCATCAGTGCCGGTGACGCGAATATGTGTCTTTGCTTCATCCAAGGTAATCATTCAATTCTCCGTGTCATCCGAGAACCCCGAAACGGGGGTGTCGAGAAAGTACCGGCCGCGCAAGCAAGGAGCAACAGAAAGAAGCCTGCCGCCGGTTGTCGGGGTTTTTCATCATGCGGGCACTGGCCGACAAATCCCGCGAGCACTATCCCTTTCGGGCCGGGTGCTCTCCGGTCTTAAAATCACACAAACATAATTTCCCCGCTGTCATAGACGCTTGCGCCTTCCTCTGCCGCTCGTGCTGCCACGCCCATCGCCATCGCAAGGGCTTGCATTCCGTCTATACGCCCCGTTGCGCGGCTTTTGTCCAGCTTCCTTGCGCCGGTCGGGTCTTTCGTCACTACCGCATTGGCCGCGCACATCGCCAGTACCGGGTGCATTCCGTGTGCAATCCGACCGTTGAGCAATTCGGCTTCCAGTGCATCTAATGCCGGAGCCATGTCCTTGTATCCCTGGCCCCATTCCAGCAGGGGCAGCTCTGCGCCGATCTTGTCCAGTTCCTTGCGCAGCAGATCGATGCGCCAGCGGTCATAGGCGATGGCTTGGACGTTCAGGCCGTCCAGAATGCCGGCCATCTCGTGCGCGACGTGCTCATAATCGACGGTCGCGCCCGGCGTGGTATGGAGAAAGCCTTGCCGGTGCCATGTGTCATAGGGTGCGCGGTCCCGCTTGGCGCGGTCTTGCAATCCTTGCGCAGGCGTCCAGAAATGCGGGATTACCTGCCACACGCCGTCCACCTTGCCGACGATCACAAGCGCCGTCAGGTCAGTGCGCGCCGACAGGTCAAGGCCTCCCCAGATTGGGGTAGCCTCGTCAAATCGCATTTGAAATGCGACTTCTCCCCCGCAGGATCTCCACACATCCGGCGAGACGAACGGGCTTTCAGTCGAAACCCGTTGATTCAGCAGCAGGTTGCGTGCGCTGTTCTCCATGCTCGGCATTCGCTGCGCTTGCGTCATCTGCTCGCGCAGATCATCTTCACTGCGGAACAGGCCCAAGGCAGGATTGGCCGCTTTCCACGCTTGCGCATCCATCAAATCGCAACTATCAGGGGCTGCGTACAGGTGACAGACCATGCGCGGGTCGTTGCTGGCCTTCGCATCGTCCAGCCATACGCTCAACAGGTCGGCATCACTCGCCGCTTGCGTGCTGATTGCAATCAGGAGCGGTTCAGCATGTGCGCCTTGACTGGTGGTGATCGCATCAATGAAATCCGATTGCGGACCTCTGACCTGGCCGATTTCGTCCAGGATCGCCAGCACAGGAGACAGGCCATGCGCGGTCTTGCCGTCAGCGGCCAGTGCGCGATACTCGGTATTGAGGGGCAAGCCAAGCAATCTCTTGCCGCTCGGGATGATGCGCACGATCTGAGATAGCTTTGGGGATAGCTGCACCATCTTTGCTGCAAGATTGAAGACTAGCGCCGCTTGGTCGCGGCTCATGGCTCCGCTGACGAGCTGACTATTCTGCTTCGCCTCCGGCCCTACCAGGTGCGCCAGCAGCAGGCCGGCAATCAGGCCGGATTTGCCGTTCTTGCGAGCGATGGAAAGGTAAGCGCGGCGGGTACCGTGCGGGTTGTCGTAGACCTCGCGGATAAACTGCTTTTGAAACTCAGCCAGAATCATGGGCTTGCCCACATGCGCGCCGTCCGGAGTCAGACAGTGCTTTTCAATGAAGGCAATCACACGGGCAGCGCGGGTCATGGCTCCAAGCTCCAATCTGACATGGATGCTAGTTGCTGGTAGCGGCTTGATTGGTCGCGGGTTAGGCCGATGTCAGAGAGCGTTGGAACCGAAGTCGAATCGTGCGACTTCGGGGCTTGCGCCAGGTTTGCAGATGCCGTCGCTCTCTCGCCTCGCTCTGCAGATTCCCGCAGCAACTCGCCGCACTTGCGCTCGGCACGGACCTTGATTTCCGTCGCCCACATCATTTCACCCTCCGCAGGGTAGGAATCAGATCGTCATCGTCTTGCGGCGGCTCGATAGCCAGCGTCTTGCCGTTATCTCTTGCGCGGCCTAGCTTGGCTTCGGCATGGGTATGCAATAGACGCGAGAGCGACGTGACGCGCTTCGATAAGGTCTCTACCATCTGCGCCGCCGGATTGATCTTTTCTCCGACGATGTAGCCCTCGACGTCGATGCGTTCCTGAAGCATGAGAATATCCGCTTGCGCCCGTGCCAATGTCGCCGCCGTTACGAGGTCGGCATCGTCCCAGGTATGGCGCGGCCTGGCCTTCATAATCGCTTGCCAGAACGGTTTATCCTGCGAACGTAGGGTGACATAGGGCGGCGGCTCCAAAGGCCCCAGAGCGACGTTTTGTGCGGCCTGTATGGCAGCATTTGCGCTATCGGATCGGGGGCGGCGCGTCGTCGTTTTCATGGTCAGTTTTCGGACTTAGGATTAAACGAAGGGGTACCAGTCGGTGTATGCCCGTCAGCTTCTGGTGATTTTTCGCGGTTCCAAGGATGGTTCGGATCAAGCGGCATTCCGTTCACATCGCATCCATAACTCACGCGTCGCCCCATGTCGGCATTGGTCTTGCGTGAGTGGCACTCATGGCATAGCGCCTGCAAGTTATCCCGGCTGTTGTTGCTCGGGTCGTTGTCGATGTGGTCGACGTCAGTGGCAGGGGTAACACGTCCCAAGGCTTGGCAGTGCCGGCATGTGGGTTCCTCATTGAGAACCAAGGCGCGAAGCTTGCGCCAGGCCGCGCTATCGAGTGCCAGCGTTCGCCCGTTCGCCTCTTGCTTCTGCTTCAGCGTCTTGATGCCGCGTGCCTTCATCGGATCAAGCACCTGTAGCCGGGGCTTGAGCATTTGCAGCTTGCGCTTGGCGTTGGTCATTGGTCATCCTCGGTAGGTTCTCGAACTTGCGCACTTCGTCGGGCAGGAGCCAGCCATCGGCAATGCCCTTGCTGTAGAACTCGGCACGGTTGCCGCTATCGCCACGCAGCAGTCCTTCGACGTTATGCTCTGCGAAGTAGATACGCCGCCCGGCATCGGTCAGCAGTGCTCTCGATATGGCTTGCTCCCACATCGCCATGTGACGCCGCAGGGTGTGGACTACGAACACGCGGTTCATTTCCACGCTGTTGCTGTAGTTGCCGTGCCTGAGATCCCCGATGATGGTCGGTGGTACGCGGAACAGGCGCGCTATCTCCTCGACAGAGAACTGACGTGCTTCCAGCCATTGCGCATCTTCCATGCTCATGGATACAGTTTGATATTCCACGCCTTCTTCGAGAATCGCCGTCTTGCCGGCATTCGCGCCGCCCGCATATTGGCTGTTCCAACTCGTGGTTAATGCCGTGCGCTGATCGGCCTTGAGCTTTTGCGGGAACTTCAGGATGCCGGCCAGCCGTGCGCCATTGGTAAAGGTCGAATTGCCGTGGTCGCGTTCGGACAGTGCGAGCTGTACAGTTTCCCGGCTCGCGGTAATCGGCGCCACGCCCACCAATCCATTCTCGGTACGGTGGCGCAAGTGGAGCATTTCCTCTTGCAGCAGTCGGCGCATATTGCCCTTGCTGTCCGAGACTTCATAGGCTAAGCGCCCGTTATCCAGTTGGAGCACATTCACGCGGTCATTGTGAATCGGGGTCAAGCTTCTAACCTGGCCGTCATAACCGCGCTTGATTTCGGCATAGGCATTGCCGCGCAGCAGAACGGCGGCTTGCATCTGCTCTCGAAACTCCAAGGCGGTTTGCAAGTCGTTCGGTGCATCGTGAAGAACCTTGTAAAGCGGGTGATCGCTTGCGCGTTCGCGGCCTTCGTCCTCAGTCCTGCGGTACAGGATGAGGGGCAGTGATGCAATCGTTTCGCTGATCGCACTGACGCACGCATAGACCGTGCTCAGGCTTTCGGCTTGACCGGGTGACGTGCTGCCGGCCATGAGCGCCACGGCATTCCATGAAGGATCGGTTGCGCGTTTCTCGAAACCGAAGCGGCTTAGGGTTCGGGTGATGAAGTTCATACGGTCAGAGTCCAGAGCGTGAAATTGTTCAAGTAGTCGTCACGCTTCCATGCCTCCATGCTGCGCTTGGCGACTTCGGTATCCAGATAGGCAGGATTTGAGGTGATGGTGACTTCGCGCAGGTCAACGGTGATAAGGTCACGCTGTAACGTGCCGTCGCGCATTTCCCAATGATCGCCGCCAGCCGGGACATTGAAGCCAAACGAGCAACCCGCAATATCTCCGCGTTCCACCAGCACGCCCACATCCCGCGCATAGGTCACATCGGGCAAGGTCAGCTCGAAGGCTAGGCCGTGGTCATCTTCGGTCAGCTTCAAGGTGCCGCTGCGGGTGTTGCCAAGTACCTTGTGCCGGTCATGCTCGAACAGGCCGACAATCGGATCGGTGCCGGCGAGCGACTTGGAGAACGCACCCGGTAGGATGCGCTCGACAAAACCGCCCAGGTCTTGGCTGAGTGAGCCAAAAACCGCCGCATAGCCGGTGAGCTTGCCGGGGGATGCGGCGCGCAAAATCCCGCCGCTTCGTATCTCGAAACTATTGGTCATTTGCGCGCCTCCCATTACAGAGCGATGTCGTCAACGATCGCAAACGCTTCTTCGCGGCGCGGAATCATGTCCATCGTCGTCAGGATGCGAATCTGTACGCCGCCGCGTTCATACGGGCCGGTTGCGTAAGGATTGGCAAGCACTTCCACGCCGCCCCAGGTGCCGATAATCATTTCGCTGAAGTCGCCCAGGATGGCTCGGCCTGTTGCCGGTGCGCCTGCCTTGTTTGCAAGGTGCTTGGAGACTGCGACCGGAATGCTAGCCAATTGGCCGTTTTCCATCAGGTAGCCTGGCAAGCCGGCGTCCTTCAATGTCTTGCGCAGGATCGTTGCCACGCCGGGGGAGGTAAGCCAGTAGTTCGGCGCGATGTTGTCCAGCGTAAGACCTTCCAGCACAGTTAGCACGGTGCCCCAATTGAGGGTAGCGAGTGTGCCGGTGCCGGTTGCAGCGGTGACGATGCCTTCGGGTTCCTTGATGCCATCGCCGTGCAACAGTGCCAGATCGACGGCAGCAGAAACGACATTCACGAAGTCATCGCGCACCAGTTGTTCAATCGCGGGGTTCGCCTGTTGCAGCAGTTGGCGGGACAGCTCGGTAATCGCGCCGACATGACGCGGTTTCAACGTGATGTTGTCGAAGGTCAGGCCGGAATCGGTCAGGCTATCGCCTTCAGCAAGCCATTGCGCGGTGCTGGAAGTCTTTTGACGCGGGATACCGGTATCGCCGCGCAGGTTCGGCAGCACGCGAGCGCCCAGGCTCTTGACGACCAAGGCATTGCGCAGCAGGCCGACGAACTGATCGGGCCGGAAATCGTCGGGAACGATGCCTGCCGCCGTGGTGGTGGTTTGCGCAGCACGCTTTTCAAAGATGCTCATCGGGACGGCCACGCCGCGAGCCTTGCGCCCGGTCATGCGTTCATGCTCTTGCGCATATTCAGCCAGAGCGCCAGTAAGAGCACGTTGTTCCACTTGCGCGTTGATCGCGTCGACCAGATTGATGCGGCTTTCCAGATTGGCGAGCGGCTTGTCGGTGATGGCTTCGCCCTTCATGTGGCGTTCGGCTTCAGCCAGAAATGAGGCGCGCTGTTCTTGCGCTTCCAGGTCGACGACCTTAGCTTTCAGTGTGTCGAACTTCGCGGCTTCGTCCGCGTTCAGATTTCGCTTTTCCGCTTGAGCCTTCTCGACCATTCCGCGCATTTCGGCTACTGCCAGAGCGCGCTGCTCTTTGATGTTGTGGATCATGTTTATCCTTTGCAAAGGGGTTGATGTAACCCCTAAATACACTGGATAAAAACACAGGTCAATGCCTATTTAATAGGCAATACTTCCTCGGATTTCCTCGGATGAAAAATAATTTTCGGCGTTGTTTTTTAGCGTTATGGCTCGGTCTGTTTCAGGCTCGGTAACGCTTGGCGCGTTTTGGGCCGCTCGCACTTCCTTACCCCTTAACCCCTTTAAGCAGGAACCCAAAAAAGAGCAGTACAGATGGCAACTTCTATAACATGTACAGTTTCTGCACCACAGGGAAAAACGACGCTTCACTATGAACAGTGGTGCAGTTTCTGTACCGATTAACCTCATGCTATGGCCTTCTGTAGTGCAGTTTCTGCACCTTGTAGGGCTGTTTTTTCGTCGTATCGGTACAGTTTCTGTACCTCTCTTTGCGCGCGCCCATCGTGTCCGACACGAACCCGTCCAGTATTAGGATCAGGACGAATGGCATGTACGAAGTTCAAGTACGGAAAGGCCTTGGGGTCTATGTCCATGGACTTCTCGTAATCCAGCCTCCACCAAGTGAACGCCAGCCATTCGGAGGTGCGAGGGGGATGCCCCTTTCGAGTTAACACAACGAACGGGCATTCTATGAGCGCACGCTTTGCATCGATAAGCGTTCTCTTTGAGGCCCAGCCATATCGCTCCATGACAACAAAGGCAGGGCAAAGCCGGCCGTTGTTTTTGCCGGTGTACTGACTCATCAAGTCAATGGCAAGCGCTCTCGCACTATGCGGTAGCGCTTGCCATGTACCTGAACGAATAACGTCCATCGGGAGTGCCGCGAATTGATAGGGGAGCGCGCCTTTCTTATGGTCGCTCTTCGCCATCTGGCCTCCGGTTCCACGCAGCGACGGCCTTATCTTCGTCATCCATTGCCCAGGTCGTGCCGCCGCAGTGATAGTCCTTGCATCGAACCTGCCACCATGTTTGCGCGCTCGGCATCGGCGAGAGTGTGGCCGGACCTCCGCAAAAAGCACACGGACGGAGGGCGACCTTATTCTGTTTGAGATTCGTGCTCATGCGGATCCCACGATATAGCGATACCGCTTTACATGAACCTCTTTTCCGAAACGGGTCGGAACCCATTCCCACTCGTCACGGAAAAGATAGCCCTTGCTGCGCAGGGTCGATATGGTCGAATGCAAACAGTGATCGCCCAGGCGTTCCGCCTCGAACCTGTTCAGGCTTTGGCCGGCGCGCATGATTGTCAGGATGATCGATTCTTTGGTACCCTGTGCCGGTAGTGCTTTGGAAGGCGCGTTCTCTTCGCGGGGGGCTGCGCCTTTTTGTTTTGAGGTCATCGTCTGACCTCCCTTACGCATGAGCACGGCTGGCTTTAACGCGCGCGTCAATCCATGCGTCGATGTCACTGGATAACCAACCGACAGCACGCGCACCAATCGGGATTGGCGGCGCGAACTTGCCTTCTTTGATGAGAGTGTAGAGAGTGCTGCGGGACAGGCCAGTGCGTTCTTTGACCTGGTTGATGCGGATAATGGTTTGCGTTGTCATTCCTAAGCCTCTTTAAGTCGTCCGAAATTGGATGACTTGATTCTAGGAATGACTTGCTGTTAGGAAAGGCAGTTGCCTAAACAAAATAGGCAGTTGCCCTTTGAGGCCTTATTTCATGCGGGTTTCCAGAGCATCGGGAATTTTCTTGAGATGTCCCTCAATAGTGGATTCACCTAAATCAACCCCCATGCGCGCGGCCATGTCTCTGATCAACCCCGCCGTTTTTGATGGCTTGGAGTAGTCAAGCTTTGCTTCCTTGCATAGCGCAGCAATGATCGAAAGAAGCGTGTTCCGCTCTCTAGTCCTAACCGGGCGGTTATCTTGATCGGATTGTTGAGTCTGATGTCCTTGCCGGGCCAATGCTTCAGTGACGATTTGAGGCGAAAATCCTTGTTGCAGAAGCTCTTTCTGTAAAAAGAGGTTCTCGCATTTCTGCTGTAAGAATTCTTTGCTGGCCGTATCGCCTCGAAGCTCCCTATATTCTGGATTGAAGAAAGGCGCTTCAAGTCCTTTCCTCATTTCGCATGCGTTCTCGTACGCATGGTCGGTGATGCTGGCCTCTCCCTCGTCGTAATTAATGCATACGTCGCCAGGCTCAAAACCACGCGGCTTAAGCCACTCAAAAAAATCAGAGGTAAGTATCCATGTATCTACCGGATCAATTACACCATCAAGTCCGACCTTCAAAGATACCGGCTTGAGCTGTCCTTTGTCGATGGAAACTACTAGCGCATTTACCATTTCTTCGACATCAGCCGCTAAATTCCCGGTTGGCTCTAGGAATACGAACGCATGAGGATCGATTTGATCTTCATATTTATGTCCGCTTGGCGATGTCTTTTCAATGGTTTGAAAGAATGGCGCAATCTCTTCTTCGTCGTAATGGCCTCCATCAGCTTCATAGTCCAGCCATGCGCAAATGGCCGCAACCTTCAAGCGTATTACTCCGCTTACCTCACCTCTGAATACTGTATCAAATGGATAGTCCATTGCGACCCTTTCGCGCCCCTTAAATCGGAAACCATGCCAGCAAGGTAAGGGAGCCTTGTTTTCGGGCCGTCGCCCTAGGCATGGTTAAACTGTTACGCCGGTTCCCCGGCGGTGGTTGATGTCACTGTTGTTTGCGTTCCTTGTTGACTATCAGTGTCAGGCGGGGAGCTTGCTCTTTGGGTGGCGCGAAATTAGCGATCCACCTTAGTGTATGCTCCTGACGTACTTTGCTCATCCTTCGAAACGCCGCCAGCAATTCCTGTTCCTGTTGATGGATCATTGCGCGTTACCTCCTGAAACAAGACGAAAAACAGGCTTCTTGGCCTTCTGGCGATGCTCGGATTGCCGTTTCTCCGCCATGTGTTCGACGTAGCCCAGGATAATCAACTTGTCCTCCGGATCGACGGCGCGAAACGCTGCGAGCAATGCCTGCTCCTGTTGCTGCTTCATCGCGCGGCCCCTTTTGCAACTTGGTTATCGGCATTGTCGGCAATCGTCAGCACAAGTTCATTGTTGATGTGTGCGAGTTCGCTAGCTAACCCCGCAAGGGTGGCAATAGTGTTGTCCGTGAGTTCAACTTTAAAGCCGGCGGTCTTGTCAGCAATAATGCCGTTCAGAATAGCAAGTTGCTCGGTTTTTATTCTCGCGTAAAGCGTGAGCTGTTCAACAGGGATTGTCATTGCAGCGCCGTTCATATCAGTAAATGACGCCGCTTTCGGTTGTGCTGCTATAGTTGCTTTAGCCATGCTGCTACTCTCTTTCAGTAGTGGTAGTGGTTAGGCCGGTAATGATGTTCGCGCATCCTTACTGGCCGCTTTCCCGGGTGCCGCCGGGGGCGGTGTTACTTCTTTCTTTTCTCTCCGATGCCGACGACTTGCGCGGCTTTCTTCTCGGTCGCGCAGTAGGTCGCCCAGGCTTCCATGAGCTGCCGGCGCTTCTCGAATAGGTCACTTCTGAAATACGCTGCCTCGGTCGCATCCTTGGCCGATACGTGCGCCAATGCCGCCTCGCAGACTTCGCGCGGAAAGGCCGTCTGTTCTGCCGCCCAATCGCGGAACGTCGACCGGAAACCGTGAACCGTGAATTCATGCCCCAAGCGGCGCAGCGCCATCGTGAAGGTCATATCGGAGTAGGTCTTGCCCTTGTCGCTCGGGAAGACTAATGTCGCGTGCTTTCCCTGTTGTTCCTTGAGGATTTCGATAGCGCGCGGGGACAGGGGGACACGGTGTTCCTTCTTTGCCTTCATCCGGCTCGCGGGAATGATCCAGCGTCTTCCATCAAGGTCGATTTCGGACCATTCAGCGCCACGCACTTCGCCGGATCGCCCAGCAGTCAAAATGATGAACTCGAAAGCATTCTTGACGGTCGGGCCAGCATTTGAGTCTTTGATCGATTGCAGAGCGGCGTAGATTTCCGAGTAGGGGCAGGCCGCAAAGTGTTTCGGCGGCTTGATGTCTTTGGTCTTCGGCAGGGATTGGCTGATCTGGGTCCAGATGTGCGGATCATGGCCGTGCCGGTAATCCCTTGCTGCCGCCCAATCCAGTACGGCGCGGATGCGCTGACGAACTCGGGATGCCGTTTCCGGCTTGGTGGCCCAGATCGGTTCCAGTGCGCGCAGAACGTCCGCCTTCGACACGTCCGAAATGTCTTTCTTGCCGAACTCCGGGAATGCGTAGGTTGCCAGGGTGTTCACCCACTGACTAGCGTGCTTGGCGTTCTTCCATCCGCTCGCGTGGAGCTTTTGATATTCGTGCGCGCATTCCTCAAAGGTGCGACGTTGCGCAGTTGCCATCAAGTTCTTTTCGCGCTCAGCCTTCCGATGTTCAATCGGGTCGATGCCATCCTTGACCAGTTGACGATACTTCTTTGCTCGCTCGCGTGCTTCCGACAGGGAATAGAGCGGGTACGCGCCTATCCCCATTTCGCGTGCGCGCTTGTTCAGCATGAAACGCAAAATCCATGACTTCGCGCCGGTCGCTGACACTTGCAAGTAAAGGCCATCACCATCCGCGTGATAGCCCTCTTTCAAGTGCTTGATTCCTACCGCCGAAATCCGCAT